TCAAAACGCTGGAAACGCAGCGGTCGAACTGGGAAAGTCATTGGCAGGAAGTTGCGGATTACATTGTTCCCAGAAAGGCGGATATTACCAAAAAAAGGTCAGCAGGTGACAAGCGCACCGAATTGATTTTTGATGGTACCGCCGTTCTGGCTGCTGAACTGCTGACGGCATCACTGCATGGGATGTTGACTAATGCGTCTACACCCTGGTTTCATTTACGCTTCACTAATGACGAATTTGAAGCTGATGACACCGCCAAAGAATGGCTGCAGTCAGCAACGGATATCATGTATCAGGAAATCCATCGGTCAAACTTTCACGAAGCGATACACGAATTATATTCCGATTTGGTCACATTTGGTACTGCCGTCATGTTTGTAGACACAAATGAGGCACCAGTTGGGTCTAATTGGTCTAGTAACCTGCGATATAGTACACGCCATATCTCTGAATGCTTTTTAGCAGAAGATGAGCAGGGGCGTGTGGATACGGTATTCCGTGAATTTAAGATGACGGCCAGAGCGGCAATGAAGCGGTTTGGTGAAGACAAGGTTGGAAAAAACATTGCCAAAATCCATAAAGAAGATCCGCACGAATTTGTGACATTGTTGCACATTGTGATGCCAAGGGATGAACGCGATACAATTAAACTGGATTCTAAAAATAAACCGATTGCATCGATTTACATGGATCCTGAAGACAAGATGATTTTAAGTGAATCTGGCTATGACGAAATGCCATATTTATGCCCCAGGTACCTTAAAGCCTCGTTCGAACATGGCTATGGAAGATCTCCTGCGATGAACAGCCTCAGTGATACGAAAATGTTGAATAAGATGAGTGAAGTGGTCATTAGAGCGGCGCAGTTGCACATCCATCCGCCGTTAATGGTTCCTGATGATGGGTTCCACCTGCCGGTCAGAACTATTCCTGGTGGGTTAAATTTTTACCGTTCAGGCACAAGGGATCGAATTGAACCGTTAAACATTGGCGGCAACAATCCGATTGGTCAGGAAATGCTGGAAAGTCGCCGTGATGCGATCCGTTCAAGTTTTTATGTTGACCAGCTTATTCTGGGAAATAGTCCAAATATGACTGCAACAGAAGTGATACAGAGAACCGAACAAAAGATGAGGGTACTGTCGCCTTCTTTAGGTAGGCTCCAAGCAGAACTGCTGCATCCGCTGATTAATCGCACATTTAATTTGCTATCACGCAAAAAGTTACTGCCACCTGCACCAGAATTTATGGCAAACGGTCAGATTGATATTGAATATGTATCGCCGATGGCTAAAGCGCAGCGTTCAGGTGACGTACAAAGCGCGATGCAGTTATTTGAGTTCTTAGCACCGTTGATGCAGATTGATCCAGGCGTTGTCGATTATCTCGATCTGGATGGATTGGCGCAGCACATCATTAAGGTAACGAATGTACCTGCCACGGTGGTGCGTGGAGCGCAGGAAGTAGATGAAGTGCGCAACCAGCGCAAGCAGGCAGAAGCGCAGCAAGCGCAAATGCAACAAGCGGCGATGACGGCGGAAGCGGCAGGCAACGTGGCACCAGCGATTAACGCGGTGGATAATGCAAGTCCGGAAATGCAGGAAGGTCTAGGAGCCTTAATGGGTGGAATGGGTGGTCAATGACACCAGAACAACTACGGATTAATTACCGCGAACTTTTTAATTCTCCTGAAGGCAAGATCATTCTGGAGGATCTGGGCAAGCGGTTTAGTATGAACGGTACAACCTTTGTGCCGGACAGTAATGAAACCATTTATCGTGAAGGGCAGCGGTCAGTACTTCTGCTGATACACGGTATGATCACCAATACGGAGTTAACAACAGAAGAAGAGGAGTAAAATATGGCTGAAGAAACTCAGGTAGCGGATGTCGTAGCAGAGCCAGTAGCTACGGAAGCACCGTCTGAAGCGGTAAATCAGGAATTTAATTTTAGGGAACATATAAGCGAGGAATTGCGTGAAGACCCATCGTTGTCAGGGTACAAGGATCTTAATTCGATGGCGAAGTCACTGATCAACGCCCAGAAGATGGTGGGTGCAGACAAGGTGGCAATTCCAGGGTCTTGGGCAACCGATGATGATTGGTCGCAGGTCTATTCCAAGCTGGGCAGGCCAGATGAAGCTGCCAGCTATGAACTGGACGGTGGTGAACTGGTCGATGAAACCAGTATGGGTCATTTTAAGGAAATGGCGCATAAGGCCGGATTAAACGCCAAGCAGGCGCAGATGATCATCAGTGGTTATACGGATATGGTCACGGAAGCGAATACGCAGACACAGACCCAGAGCGAAGACAAGCAGATTGCAATGGAAACGGAACTGAAAAAGGATTGGGGTGAACGCTATGGTCGCAATCTGGCGCAGGCAAATGCCGTACTGGATCAGTTTGGCGGTGAAGAAATCAGCACCGAAACGGATTTGGGTAATGGTCAGCGGTTAGGTGACAACAAGGAAATCATAAAGTTTCTGTCAAAAGTTGGAAATTTTATGCACGAAAAAATAGGAGAAGACAGTTTTAGTGGTCGTGATTCAGAGCCAGGTCTGAAAGACAGTGACATTGATTCAATGCTTGCAAAACTCACGGCACCGAATACACCCTATTGGGATAAAAATCATCCGCAGCATGACATTGACGTAAACGAAGCGTTGCGTTTAAGAGAATTGCGGAATGGATGACAAACAGTTACGCCTTGAATGCTTACAAATGGCGGTTAAATATGGTTCAGTGAACAATATTAAAGACCCAGTGGCATTGGCAGAAATCTACCTTAAATGGGTGGAAAGAAAATCTTTGGATAAGGATCGCAAGAACCCCCAAAGCGGCAACTCAACGAAGAGTTAGAGTAGTTGGCTTAACCAATAGCCTACCCCTTTTAAAGGACAAGTAGACGATTGTAATCTTAAAACTTTAATTTTAATAAGGAGAAGTCTATTGTCTACACAAGTGACAACTAGTTTCGTCAACCAATTTTCGGCGAACGTACAGATGCTTTCTCAGCAGATGGGATCTCTATTGCGATCAGCAGTAGATACAGAAACCGTCAACGGCGAGAAGGCGTTTTTCGACCAGGTCGGATCGGCAGTGTCAGTTCTTAGAACCAGCAGGCATTCCGATACGCCCATAATTGATACCCCCCACTCAAGACGACAAGTCGTTTTGTCAGACTATGAATACGCGGATCTGATTGATTCGGCTGACAGAGTGCGGTTATTAATCGACCCAACATCTACCTATGCCAGAGCGGCTGCTGCTGCAATGGGCAGGGCGATGGATGATGTCATCATCGCGGCTCTTTACGGAGATGCGAAAACTGGGAAGGACGGTTCAACCACTACATCTTTCACTGCTGCAAACAAAATTGCACATGGCAGTGCAGGACTTACAATTGCCAAATTGGTAAATAGTAAGCAAATATTAGATGCTGGTAATGTTGACCCATCAATTCCACGCTACATTGTTTGTTCCCCAAAACAGATTTCTGATTTGTTGAATAACACCACTGTCACATCGAGTGATTACAATACGGTGCGTGCCTTATCTCAAGGTGTCATCAGCGATTTCGTTGGATTCCGCTTTATCGTTTCAAACCGATTACCAGTGGATTCAAACAGTGATCGTAGAGTGTTCTGTTGGGCGCAGGACGGAATGAAATTGGCAGTAGGAAAAGAACCCACTGCAAAAATTTCAGAGCGATCTGATAAGTCATATTCAACCCAAGTTTACTATTGCCAATCGGTAGGAGCCACAAGGATGGAAGAAGCCAAGGTAGTAGAAATAGCTTGTAACGAGTAGAGGAGGTAAAAAATGGCTACAGTCTATTCAGTTCAAAAAACTAAGTGGGATCAAAATCAACCAAAGGAAATGATTAAAGCCAATGAACTTGGCGGCAGATTAAGAGTTGCTTATGCTCTTTATGAAGCATCTTCACTAGCGTCCGGTGACGTTATTGAAATGTTTAATCTTCCCAATGGTGCAAGGATCCTGAAAGGTGAACTTGTTCACGATGCAATGGGTTCATCTACTACACTGTCAGTAGGCCACGCGGCTTACACCAGCAGTGCAGATGCAACCGTTGCTCTTGATGTCGATGAATATAAGGCAGCAGCAGCTTCTACCAGTATTACTACGGTGGATATTGCGGCTACGTCTGCATTAGGAAGAAAAAGCGTTGTTGACGCAAATGAAGACGGTATTCCAATTACCGTTGTCATGGGCGGCGCAGCAGGCACCGGAACAGTTGAGTTGGTAATGTATTACGTTACTGATTAAAGGTTCCCCCTTGGAAGGGGTCTTAATGACCCCTTCCGTTTAAAACGAAAGAATTTTTTATGCCAAGTGAAGTTGACATTTGTAACAGTGCGCTCAATATGATTGGTGCTTCCACCATTACTGCTTTGAATGACGATACTAAAGCAGCGCGTGTCTGTAATCAAAGATACACATTAATTCGTGATTCTGTGTTCCGTTCCCACCCATGGAATTGCCTCATCTCTAGGGCATCCCTAACCGCCGATTCATCGGCACCAGCATTTGATTTTTCCTACCAATTTACACTTCCCACCGATCCATATTGTCTAAGAGTACTGCGTTTGCAGGATCAGGACACCGTACACGCCATTGAAGGTCGTAAACTTCTGGCTAATGAAAGCACGGTAAAACTGGTTTATGTCGGCAAAATTACGGACGTTAAAACTTATGATCAGTTCTTAATAGAAGCAATATCTGCGCGTCTTGCCAGTGACATCAGTTATGCGCTGGTTAACAGTACAACATTAACCAATCAGATGTGGAATTTGTACGATACGAAATTGCGTGAAGCGCGTTTTGTGGATGCGACTGAAGGAACACCAGACAACATTACCAACCTGACGGATAAAACGTATCAGGAAGGTGACTTGTTTATTGCATCGAGGTTTTAATCGATGGCGAAGGTTACTGGTGCCATACAGAATTTTACGGAAGGCGAACTGTCGCCACGACTTGCAGGTCGTACCGATTTAGGACGTTATGACAACGGTGTTAAGACGTTGCAGAACTTTCTGGTGCAGCCACATGGTGGGGTGACCAGACGACCAGGCACACGGTTTGTCAAAGAAGTTAAGACCAGTGCCAACAAGACACGACTGATCCCTTTTGAGTTTAATGTTGATCAGGCGTATGTGATAGAAATGGGGCATCAGTATATGCGCTTCTACAAGGACGGCGGTATTATCGTGTCCAGTGGAACCACGCCTTATGAAATTGCTACACCTTACGGAACGACTGATCTTGATCAGGTCAAGTTCGCACAAACGGCGGATGTGATGTATATGGTGCATCCAAGCTACTCAGTGCGCAAGCTGACACGAACCGATCACAATGCGTGGACATTAACGGAAGTTGCCTTAAAGTGGGGTGCCTTTCAAGACCCTAACAGTGATACGACCAACTATATGATTGCAAGTTCTCACGCTTATGTTTCGGATGGTTCTACGACATTGACGGCGGCACAAAACACCTTTGCATCTACCGATGTTGGGCGGTTTGTTAAAGTTTATGACGGATATGCAAAAATTCATGCGTATACCAGTGCCACAGTTGTTACGGCAACGGTTCAGCCGCGTCTGGACAGTACGATGGATGCAGCAGATAGGTCTTTGGCACCAACGTATACTGCCAGTACAATATCGGCGCATGAAGGTGATCCTGATTCTACTGGTTTGGAACATAATGACCGATTTGAAGACAGTGCAGGAAACTTTATTAAAAAGGGTTTTAGGGTTGGTCATATCCTTAAAGGTGTCAGTTTTAGCAATGCAGGTAATAATACAACTGGCAAACTAATTGTGGCGTTGACGGCAAACGTCATTACGCTGGCTCCAAGCAATGACTTGGTAACGGAAGCGGCAGGCAGCAGTCGGACGCTGCAGTTTGATTTAGGGAATGCCAGTAACAATGACTATAGTTTTGCTCTGGGTGCGTTTCATTCTGGATCGTATCCACGAACTGTAAATTTTTATGAACAACGGTTGGTGTTCGGCGGCACCGCAAATGCTCCGCAGACAATTTGGTTTTCGCAGTCAGGCGATTATGAAAACTTTAAGTCTGGTACGGCGAACACCGATGGTCTGGTTTATACGATTGGGTCAAGTCAGGTTAATGTCATTCGGTATCTATCGTCTGGCACACAGTTAATCGTTGGTACCAGTGGTGGTGAATTTGTGGTAAGGGCATCCGGCATTGATGAGCCTTTAACGCCGATTAACACGCAGATTAAGCAGCAGACAACCTATGGCAGTGCCGATATTCAGGCATTGCAGATTGCCAATGCTACCTTGTTTGTTCAGAGAGCAAAAAGAAAAGTCAGGGAATTGGTGTATAATTCCGATGTGGCAAGTTTCACGGCACCAGATATGACGATACTGGCGGAACACATCACGGAAAATGGTGTATCGGCAATGGCGTATCAGCAGGAACCAGACAGTGTTGCCTGGTGTGTCCGTGCAGACGGTCAGTTAATTGGGATGACTTATCGGCGTGAAGAGCAGGTAGTGGCGTGGCATCGTCATATTATTGGCGGTATTTCAGGCGATTGCACAATTACGGTTACGGATTATGCGAACATTGCAACAAATGCGACTTTGGTGTTTACAAAATCGGATGGCAATACGGTTACCTTTACTTGTCAGGGTGCTGGTTCTAGCACACCAGCTACCAATAAGTTTTTTCATAATGAAAGCAACAATACAACCGCAGATAATATTTATACTGCTATTAATGCTCACGCAGATTTTACCGTAGCTAACCCTGCTGCTAATGTGGTGACCGTTTATGAAACCAATAGGGCAGGCACTGGGTATTTAACGGTTGAATCATCGGATACGACACGAATGGCAACAACTGACCAGAGCCATGCGATAGTCGAAAGCATTACCACCATACCAGGCGATCTCGATGAAGATCAGGTGTGGTTGATCGTAAAACGGACGATTGGCGGCGCAACGAAGCGGTATGTCGAGTATATGAAAGACT